CTATTGATAAATAGCTACTATTTCAATGTTCATATAATCTTCTTCACTATATAATTCCTGCAATCCGTCAGGTCTATCATTAGTGATATTTCTTCTAGTCGCTCTATTCAAAGTCATAAAATCTTTTAAAGGATCATAAATTGATTTACTTTTATTTATCATTGAGTTTGAAATCATACGTGCTAAAATAGTAACATCAACGCTTTCATAATCTTCTAGTTGATTATAAGATATTTGTAAATATCTAGCGTCAATTTTTGAACATAATGCTATATTATCTAATTCAGAAAGTAATGGTATTTTAGCATCCGATACAGCAAAAAACTTTTCAAATGCTTGCTGTTCAGTTCTCTCCATCTTAGCCGATAATTGTTCAATAATCATAGGCTTAAATTGTTCAATTAATTGAGTAAAGTCAAAAGACTCAGTTATTCGCAGATAGCTATTAAATTTTATTATGTAACCCCTTTGCAGTGTTAATAAATCGAAATCATCACACATTGTAAAATCAAAATAATCATCTCTTCCATTGAGTAAAGTTTCGAACTCATTACAATCAAATAATAAACTTTCTTCGATTATACCACCATAATTTTTTGTAGACTTTGCATCTGCTCCCAAAACTGGTAAATTAATTGATATACCTTTATCATTACTAATTTCAATATTATCAACTCTTAAATTCTTTTTACCAATTGCAATAGATTTATATTCTCTAAATTTTTTCTCATCAAAATATAATACATTACCAAACATTTATTCAGCCTCCAGATGAATAGATTAAATTAAAGTTAAATTTATATTCATATACTGACACAGTACAGTGTAATATTACCTTATTTGAAAAATTTTGGCAAGTTTTAAGCATAAAAATAAAGACGCTACATTTTACAGCAATATCCGTATGTTAATGTTTTATATGAATGCGCAAAAAGAAGCAACCTCCGATTTACAACTAATGTTGTTTATCGTTTCGGTTACTTCTTTGGTTACCTTAAAATTATTAGCAGCTCGTAGGGGAATCGAACCGAATTAATAATTCGATACAAACCTCTACGATGCCCTAAAATCAATACTTCCAATGATTTTTATGATTAAAATTCTATATTGCCTATATTGCTTTCATATACTTATTGCTCTCTCGATTTGTGCCTCTTTAGATTTTTGATTTTTATTAGAGTAATAATAAAATTTCTTAGTAGTTGAAATATCACTATGCCCCATCTGTTCCATTATAACACTGTCATCTACATTATTATCTAGCAAGGTAGTACCGTACGTCCTCCTGATTTTATGCATTGACTTTCTTGCAATATTCAATTCCTTGCAGACTCTAGCTATACCATCATTATAACTATTCGTTAAAATTCTTTTACCATTAACAGCGAACATAAATTCACTATTAGGATTTAAGAGTTTAACTCTTTCAATTGTTGCTATAGCACTATCTGTTATAATAACATATCTGTTTCCTGCATCTGATTTAGGAAATTCCTTAATTTCATGAGTACATTTATTTGTTACAGGATTCTTATACTTAATTTCTTGCCGTTGAATATGGAGCATTTTACCTTTAGCATCTGAGAATTTTAAAGCCGATAACTCACCTGTTCTTATTCCTGTTTGAAATGCTAATAATAAGCCTAAGTTTAAAATTGTACCATTCTCTTTGAGATATGTTGTAACAAGAGGGATTTCATCTTCGAGAAAGATTTGATCTTCTTTATTCTTTATATTCTTTCTAAAAACATTTCTTGATAACTCTAAATCTTTTATAAAACTAGAAATACTTATTACAGTATATTTCTTTTTCTTTGCATGTTTGAAAGTACCAAGAATAAGTGTTCTCAAATTAGAATAAGCTTTTTGAGTTAGTTTTTTATCCACGATAGTTTTTCGAATAAAGATATCTAATTCATCCTCAGAAATACGATTAAACTTTGTTTTTTCCAATTCGCTCCCTTTAAAGAACCTTTTATAATCATTAATATACCTATCATAAGTTCCTTTGCATATCTCATTTAATTCAAGTTTTTCATCAACCCAATCAAGAAATACCTCTTTAAAAATCGGCTCACTTTCTTTAGCTTTGAAAAATTCAATTATCATCTCCTTCAAATCTTCTTCGAAATTTCTTTTTTTCTGAATTAGTTCATTATTCTCGTCTGGAAGGTAAGTATACCATTTGCCATTTTTCCCTTGCCATATTTTGTTTTTGTGCAAAGATAAATAATATTCTCTCTTTTTCATTTCAATTTCTCTTTGCACACTGGATAAATCAATCATATCATTCTTTAAAACGAATTGCAATATTTCCAATCTATCTGATTTTTCTATAATAAATTCCCTTTCCTTTCCTATTAAATTATCTATCAATAATAATTGCGTAAAAAAATAGAACAGGCATCTGTCCTATTAAATCAAATCTCTAATTCAAATAACGCTCTACAACTTTTGTATATTTGGTATAGAAACAATTGAATTATTCTCCATTTTACTGAGTATACATTTTTGTAAATATATGTTATATTCTACGTAGATAAACATCTTAGAAATGTTGTTTAGTACCCTGCATGTGAGCTTAACCATATGTGGGGTATCTTTTTATTTACATTTTTCGATAATGGTAATATAATACATGGTAAATATCGGTTAATTATGGGAGGTAAATTATGATTGATTTTAGTAACAAAAGCATTGTTAAGTTAAAAGGTGAAAACGTAGCAAGTGGAACTCAGGCAGTTAACGGTTTGTTGGTAGACGAAGAAATTGTTATCGGAAGTTACGTGTCTATGAGAGATAGGGTTGTATTTACTAATAAGCGAATCATAAGTTGCAATGTTCAGGGTATGACAGGGAAAAAAGTTGATTATACCTCCATTCCTTATAGTAAAATACAATGTTATTCTGTAGAAACATCAGGGGTTTTTGATAGGGATGCTGAGTTAGAATTATGGTTAAGTAGTGTTGGCAAAATCAAATTTGAGTTGTCAGCTGGTGCAGATATTAAAAATCTTTGTAGAAGTATCAGTGAGTTTATTCTTAAATAGATTTGAATTTAGAATATAAAGAACAATCCCCTCATTGCCAATTAGCTGACTTTGAGGGGATTTTATTTATTTCCATGTTTTCATAAACTTATCAGGTGTACCGTATTTCTTTTTCAGATTATATGGAGTAGAACCCCAATCTTTCAACTGCAAATGTGGTCTATCCTTAATACTTGTCCATCCACCACCCCATTCAAGTCCAAGCTTCTGAGCGATTGCTCCTACTTTCTCAAATAATCCTGTGTTGTCATTATATGCGTCATCGCACTTTTTTCCATCCTTATCAACATCCATGTCCAAGTAAAAATCAAAAGCAACACCCCATTGATGCATAGAAGAATATGTAGAACCCTTAGCATTAGTAACTGTATGTCCTTTTTCTCCTGTTGTCCTTCCTTTCGCATATAAAGTGTCCTGTTCTTTAACTGTTCTAAGGCATTCTCCAATACAAATATCAATTCCTTTTTTCTTGCACTCAGTTATTAGCTTAGTGGCAAATTTCTGTAATTTAGGATGGCACTGCTTAATATCTTTCATATTATTCGTCCTCTTTCTTGAAATTTTTAACGAGTTCAAAAGCTCCTGTACTTGCTAAACCGCTCGCCAATCCACCCAATAATATTACAGGTGTAAAGTTCCACTGATTAAGCCAAGTGTTTAATACCACTCCTATAAAAGCCATGATTAGCGGTATGTATTTGTTTGGTATAAAATCCAAGCTATTTTTAATTACATAGCCAATTGCCAAACATATAGCCATTACAATTAATACAACGTAATGTGATAATATTTCCATGAAATCAACCTATCCTTTCAAATCATTAATTTCTTGTTTAACCAGTTTCATATCTCCCTCGAGTACAAAAGTTCTTTCAATAACTGAATTATGCTTGTCTACCTTTTTCTCTAATTGTTCGAGTCGATAGGTGGTAAGTTTATTAGAAACGATTACTCCACATAACGAACCTATACCACTACCTCCTAGTGTTATTAAAGCAATTAAAACCCCTTCCGGCATGATGTATTCCTTCTTTCCTGTTTTAATAAAAAAAGACACTGATGTCTTAATTGTTTTGTTGAAACTTACTGTTAATTAGATTCTTCGTTATCGTTAGACAAATCATCGTTTTTTACCTTCTCTTCGCGCTGCATTTGCAATGTCCTGTTTAATACTAATTGTACTTCTTGCGAAAATTCTTTTAATACGAAATCAACTAATATTAATGGCAAGCCACAATTATTAATTAATCCAGCCAATTGCTCTTTAAATTCTACTGTTTTTAAATCTAACATTCGTTAATCCTCCTAAGATTATGATTAAATTAAAAATAGCCTTAAGCACGGAGCTTCTGGCTACTCAATGATTGGGAAACTTTTATAAATTTAAGCAACTAATGTTTCTAACTCAGATAGGTGATTTTTTATTTGCTCGATTTCAGTTTGTTGCTTTTGTACAACATCCCATAAAGTTGATATAACTGTATACAAATCAATACTCTCTTCGCTAGTTAATATTTCAGGTGTTGCTTCAACGATCATACCTATTTTCTTGTTGAAGTAATTTCCTTCCTCCAAGTCCTTAGTCATATAGTAGCTATATATCTTTGTATCTTTAAGTAGCTGTACAGTATCTATTGTTGAGTCATCTGCAAGCTCTATAATGTTTTCTTTAATCTTTACAGTGGACATAGCTACAAAATTTATAGCTTGCATTGTGTTATATGTATATACGCCTTTATCTCCATAACAGCGTACCCATGCACCCTCATACATATACCAGCCACCACCGTAAGTCTCATTATACCATCCAGTACTACCTGCGGAACGAAACCAGTTAGTAGCCATCATAGAACCAGCATATCCACCATCCCATCCAGCAGCAAATCTACCAGCAGTTACTTCTTTTGTTACATGAGCAGTATTGCTATACATACTATTTGCAATTGTCAAATTGTTACCAGTATCTAATATCATAGATGCTGTTTTTGAATAAGCACCTAAACCAGTATAAAATCTAATATGACCAGTTCCACCAACACCACCATTAGCCACAATAGATAATTGACCACCACTACCATCATAGTCTTGAGTCATCATGTATGCTTCTGTTGGAGATTTAAATGTATAGTACTTAGTAGCATATTGATATCCATTACCATTCACATTTCCAAAATCAATGAGTCCTCGTCCACTATCTGATGGCCTTCCAATAGTTGAAGTTATAGTTTTATTTGTACTTATTGTTCCATAAAAAGTACCCGCACCATTTACTCCATCTAATATTATTGTACCGTTCGAGTAGTCGACTGGTGTTGGAGCAAGTATATCAATTGGATTATTTGTATCATGCCCCAAAATAAGTTTACATGTAGCTGAATCTGTCAGTACTCTTACAAAATTTGTTCTTGGGTTGGTTGGTGTGTAATACGCATGTTGAATTAATAAACCCCCTGCAAAATTAGTTGAGTCCTCATATTGATAATATGATCCATCATTATCTATTAATGTATTAATTGAATATAATTTGGATGGAGTGATATCAACATATTTATAAGGATTTCCTGTGTTCCCATATTGTAAATGTACTACTTTTTGGGTTGATGATGTTGCTTGGACAGTTAAACTACCGCCGGTAACGGTAGCGTTAGTTAGTTTTGCATTACTAGCTGTTATATTACCACTAGCATCAACTTTAAAATTCTTTGAATCTATAGTACCGTCAGTAAGAGTTTGTTTCATGCCAGATACATTAGGAACATAATTTTGAGAAGTAATCGAGCCTGTATCTACAAAATCAGCAGAAAAATGACCATCAAGTGTCATTGCAATAACAAATGGACCGTTATAGCCATCGTGTGATATGCCAATTCCTTCTTTATTTATCCTGGTTACCTCTACTGCAGTGTTAATATCTTCTGTATCCATAACAAGTATCTCAAAAGCTTTCCCATCTGGATATCGATTCATCACGACATAACCGCCAACATTACCTGATATAAGACTATTTATCTTTTCTATTTTATCGTCTGTTGATGAAATTTGTGATTGCATAGACTTAACAATGTTACTCGTTTGATATATAGATGCCCTTTTAAAATTACCAAGCTCTATGCCTTCATATCGCTGTTTAAGGCAATCGTATTTATATTTAATGACCTTTGCTTTCACATTAATATCTAGTTCTGATACATTAACTGTAACCATATCATACAGGTCAAGTTGTTCCAAGATCGCGAGATTTTTATATTGTTCCGTCTTTGACAGTTCAACAAAATTAACCTTGTAATTAACACGCAGTTTGTCTATGTTATAAGCATTATAGAGCAAATTACAATAATCTCTCATAATTACATAGATTTCAATGTCTGTCATGACTTTTTGTTCTTCCGTAAGAGTAATTTTAGTCTCTTGAATTTTCGGATTACCATAGTTAGCTAGTAGTGGACTATCAACATATTTTTCTGGTAAAGATATAATTACACCGTCACCTCTATCCGTAGTCGGATATAGCCTTGTAATCACGTTTGATTCATCGTTATCACATTCAATTCCAGTTAAGTTCTTTCCTAATCTAATTTCATATCCTCTATCAAGACTACTTCCTTTAATAGTAATGGTTTTACCATCCCTTACAAGGTTTCCTCCCCATGTTGCAAGTATTCCGTTATCCCCCATAATTCCTGTTACAGGATTAACTCTTGCAAGTGATAAATCTTTTGATTTTGATATATCCGATAATCCGGTAAATCCACTTGGATATGCTGTATTTGATAAAAGATTTTGCAATGCATTTTGACAATTTGACTCTATAATACTAGAAGACTCAATAAAATTTTCTACCAAGTCATAATAAATATGCCTAGCATAAATTTTACCTGTCTTTAAATTTGGTATTGTTCTATAAACACGAAAACACTGTTCTCCCCTTGGTGTAGGCGCTTTTATAATCTGTCCATTGTCAATATCAATACTCTTATGTACTTCCATTTCAAGCTCATACATACCATTCTCTTCTTCTGTAACAAAACAGGACAGTGGAGAGAGTATATTTTGATTATGATTAAAGTTCGTTTCAGTTCTTTCAAATAACCTGATCATAGCTCCCTCCATCTCGGTATTATTTCAACTTTAGTAACATTTCCTGTCCATGCAAAATAATTATTTCCTACATTTAAAATCGGGAAATCACCAACCATCTTATCACCTTGATTCAATGTACCTTTATAAGCAATTTTGAGTTCTGAATCAAGTTCTATATAGTCAGTTATGCCTGTAAGTGTTACTACAGTTGAATTAATCGTTAGCGTTATGTTACCATTTCCAGTAATCTTGATATATGGTTCAGAATAAATAGTGCCAATATTATTAATCGGTGTACCTTGTGTTACTTGTATCGTTGCAGTACCGGAATCAAGATAGAAAAAAGGATTGACTTTGAATCCAACTTGGAAACTGTCAACCCCATTCATCATTTGTTTATATGGTAATCCAGTAACAACGCTTGCAATAAAATAACCACCTGAGTCAATACTTGTTCTTAATTCTCCTCTGTCACTTAACCATTGATTAATCTCAGGCATTTTATATTGATCTTTAACAGCACATACAACTTCTCTTAAATATGGTTTATATTTATTGCTATGTATTATTAAATCATCATTCCGATAAGGTATTTCGTATATATCAATTTGTTCTTCCGCTCTGCTTCTTCTTCCTAGGTCGGTGATAATCAAACCATATCCTGTACTTAAAACATTCTTAAACCGTAGCCAGTTCATATATACCACCACCTTCCAGTTTTCTCTTAGTCATGAATGCTAAATCATCTGATAACTTTTCTATATCCAAATCTGATTGATTATTAAAATTTTCAATATTGAGAGTTAAATTTAAAATAATTTCTTTTACATTTTCTTTTACCTTATCAAGAGGAGTAACTTTTGCTCCTTGGGGAAGGTCTAAAAATTCCGGTCCCTTTTCACCAACTAATACTCTACCAGCTTTAATAATATCGCCACCATTTGCAAGCATCGGGATTTCTGGGATATGTAAACCTTTACCGCCAACACCTGGAACCCAATCAGGAATTTTCACCTTGTTAATTCCTTTTATAAAAGCATTCAGTCCTTGGATAATGAAATTAATCGGTGCCTTAACAATGTTTGAAAGTCCTCCAAAGATATTACTTACAATTTCTCGAATACCCTCGAATGCCTTCTTCCAATTTCCAGTAAAAACCCCAGTAAAGAAATCAATTAATCCGTTGAAATACCCTATCACATTATTTATGTATGGTTTCAATGATGTAAATGCAGTACCTAAAACATTTCCGATAACATTAGCAACCGATTTAATTATAGGAATTATTGGTTGCAACACTGTATTAATTAGCCCTGCAAGCTTTGTAATTAACGGAGCTATCGCCTGTGAAATAAGTGTTAAAATCGGCTGTAATAGCTGAATAAACAGTGCAATTATCGGCTTTAATACTTCCATCACCGATCGGAATACTGGCATGAGTGCTTGAACTATCGAAAGCAACGGAGGAAGCAAGGATTGTACGATCTGCATAATTGGAGGTAGTAACATCTTTATTAAATCAACAAATATAGGTAGCACTTGGCTGATAATTTGTGTAAATACCGGAAGTAGTGATTGGAATATCGTCATTAACGAAGGGAATAGCGATTGTACTAACTGCATCAATGGTGGAAGTAAATTGCTAAACATACTCATAACAACCGGAGCCATTGTCGCGAATATGCCTTGAATCCTTGGCATATTCTCTATAATCATATCTGAAAACTTCTGTAATATCGGTATTAAAGATGTTCCAAGTTTAGCAAATAATCCAGATGCCCCCATCTTTAATTTATCTATTGTGTCACCAAATTTTGCACCTGCGGAAACTGACTCATTAGACATTACCGCACCCATTTTAACGGCTTCATCTTTCATTTGTTTGATGCCATCAGCTCCTGAGTTAATCAATGGGTTTAAATCAGCATATGATTTACCGAATATTTGACTAGCCAAAGCATTTCTTCTTGTTTTATCTTCCATATTAGCTAAAGCTTTTATAGTTGCATCAAACGAATCCCCCGGCTTAATATCTTTAATATTTAATCCGATTTCTTTATAAGCTTCAGTTAATTTCTTACTACCATTGCTTGCATTAGCGAATGAGGTTTGAGACTTCTTCATAATACCTTCAAGCTTATCTTGCTCTAATCCGCTTAATTTAGCAGCATAAGCATACTTTTGCCACTCTTCCGCTGATACTCCGACTCTATTTGTTATATCATCAATATTTCCTGCGGTATCTGTTGCTTTCATGGCTATAGCACCTAGTGCCGTTACCCCAGTTGCAGCGGCAGTTGCAAGTCCAGCTCCGAACTTAGCAGCATGACCTACACCTTTTAGTAATGTTCCACCGACACTCTCAGCTTTTTTATCTGTCTTGGCTATGCTTTCATTTGCTTTGTCACTATCTACGTAAATTGATCCAAATAATTTAAAAATTTCAAGCGCCATCTACTCACCCCTTCCTAATAGTTTTTTCTCTATTTCTTCAGCTTCGGATATGATATCTTCTTTTGATTTTGTTATGGATATATTTGTTACTTTCATTGAGTTATAATAGTCATCAAAAGAAATGAAATTTTCCTCAGACATATTAGGATATAAGACAAGCCATTGTTGCCATACTTTTTCTTTATCTCTTTCTTCAACAGCTTTATTGATTAAACTAATGCCATGATTAATATCAAGATTCATAAAATAATTAATCATATGATATCGAAATAAAAGCAGCTCCTCGATTTCTATTTCATCAAGCGAGCTGCTGTTGTAAAAAAAGTTTTCCATGCATTAAAATCAGCGATCTTTGTTAAATTATCAAGCCATTCTATCGGATCCATTTTTTCTACTTCTTCCGGTGTCATTTCAAAGATGCCAGAGAGAAACTCATATATTGCCTGTTCTGATTTATTATCAGTTACTTTCTCAAACAAGATATAGAAATAATCAAAGCCCTTTTCTGCTATATCCCCTACATTATTAGCTTCCATAGCAATCTTTTTAATTTCATCTTTAAGTCCTATATCTTTTAAACATCTTGCAAATGCGAATAAATCGGATGTTTTTAATTTTCTCATTTAATAATACCTCCCTTAAAAATAGGGAAGGTTTTACCCTTCCCATTCATTAGTTATTTAATTTGCATAAATAATATCCCAAGGTTCATAATCCTCTGGACTATCGTCTTGATAACATCCAGTAAAAGTAACATCTTGAATTACTTCGTCCTTATCTGCTAACTTCCAATCAATACCTTCAAGATTGATTGCATTGTAAACTTTAATTACAACTTCCTTGCCTTCTAAAGTCTTACCAGTCCAAGAAACCTCAGATAAATAATCTTCAGTTGCAATAGTTCCGGTTCCTGTAACTGTTGTGCTTCCAGTAGGAGTATCTACCGCTACATCGATACCAGCATATAATTTTGAAATATTATCGCCTATGATTTGTAACGGGTTTAATTTAAGTTTAGGGATTGAAGATTCAATTGCATTTCTACCAACATAAATTCCTTTATCTCCATCCGCATCTATTTGACGAACTTTTCGCTCTACGGTAAATTGGCCACCGCCTCTTGTAAATCCAACGGCTACTGTTCCAATTTTAAAAACTCCTTCGCCTAATAGAACCTTTTTTGCATTTCCTTGTCTTGCCATTTTATCACTCTCCTATATAATAATTGTTAACGAGTACTTTGATTTGTCTTCGTTTAATTGTCTTGTCTTCGTCAGGAATAGGTCTTCTTTCAAACGTGTAAAATGTAGGTAAACAAGTTTCACTTTGATACGATTCATGTCTTAACAAATCCTCTATATCGTCAGAAATTTGTTCTACATCCTTTACATTTCTACCCCATACATTTATTGTTAAAATATAATCGTCTCTTGATATATCATCTGAATTTATAGATTCAAACTCAAAGACTTTAAATGAATTTTGATATATATCACTTGTATTATCATCAACGGGGCGAGATTCATAATATGTATTTCCTGAAGTTTGATCTAATAAATTCTTAATAATAACTTTCATATCATTAGTCTTCCCCATCGTCATATTCCTCCTCGTCAATTAATGATAATGCTTTTGCTTCATCTTCTAGTGCACTTAGATACTTACTTTCTATCTCAACTATCTTTTTTATATTTGAATCTACCGCTTTTTGAAGTAATCCCAAACCTTGTGTTTTACTTGTACCAAACTCTTGAAAATATGCATAAAATCCTTCAGTTGATTTACCTTTGCTTGAATGAGGAACACCAATTTGAACTCGTGGATATTTTGTGTTTTGCGATGAAAACACTTTACTTCTAGTGACTCTACCTGCTTTTCCGGTAATACGTTTAAAGTGTGTATAATAACTTTCTTTAAATGTTTTTCTTATAAACTTTGATACATCTCTCAGTGCTGCTCTACTTAATTCAAACAAAAAGTATGAAGCCTTATCTACGCTCGATGTATATGTAATACCATTTTTATTCATTTTTATAACGCTTTTAGGTGCTCCCATGTATATCACCTACACAAACTATCTCCAACGTATTATCTGCTTGATATGTCCTTAAAACACGATATCTTTTATCTTCATATTCGATAAAATTTTCATTTTCATAATCATAATAATCCGATAAAACAAATTTGATTTCTGGCTTTAATCCAATTGCTTGCGCCTTGTAAAATTCACTTTGGCTTATTGATTTCATCTCAGCAAAAACTTCTCTTTGATTTTCAATACTAACTGTGTCTCCTGATTCATCTACATTAGAGGTTATAGAAATCAATTTGATTACATCATTATACATAGGCTTATACCTCGTCCTTGTATGAAACAGTCTTTCTCAAGTTATCAATTTGATATTGCCACGATTGCCAATATCCTTCTTGTAACTTATCATTACTTGCATATTTATATTGACAATAAGTGATTATCGCATCATTTATTAATTCATATTCTTCACTTGAAGCTTTTTCTTCAGAAATGCCAAGGCGGATCAATTCCGCCCTAGCAGTTGAAATATTTCTGTTTATGTCACCATCAAGCTTAGAATGCGATATTCTTAAAACTGTTTTAATTATTTCTAACATTGGCATTCACCGCCTTAAATTAATTATGCTGACTTCTTATTAACTACAACAAAGCCATTCTTAACAGTAACATTACCGCCGACCATCACTTCACCCATAACGGTAAGAAGTCCTTCAGCAAATTTGTAATCTTCGGAAACTCTGATTTCATAATCGCCAAATAAATCAAGCTCATAGTTAGCAGGATCACCATAAATCATAGTCTTAACACCACCACTTGTACCAGTTGCATCAGCATAACTTGTTACATTAGAGCAAATAGTATAAGGTACAGCCAAACCACCATCTTTAATAAATCCAGTGTTGGGATTAGCAGCATCTGGTACGATTTCATATACTGCTTTCTTCTCGTTTGTGCCTCTTACGTCACCAAATGCAACTAAATCCTTCTTGTTAAGGAATAATCTAGCGTTAGCACCTAGATTCTCGTCACCACCGTAAGCAAATACAATACTTCTTAGTGTCTTTGAATCAATTGCGCTTGTCATATCAAGTGTTGCAATCATAGAAGCAGGGGAAGAATCGGTATTAACCGCATTATAGATACCTAAAATCTCTGTAGAACCTGCTCCAGATACTAACCACGCATTTAGCTTATTTCTAAGTGCAATTAACGCACCTTTCTGTACTTTAGCTTCATATACAACTGGGGTTTGCTTTGATAATTCTCTGGATACATATGTAGTTACTGCACATAAAAATGGATTGATTGCTGCTGACTTAAATACTGGATCAGAACCACTCTGCGCTGTACCATCAGTTTTCTTATCTGCTGACTGCCAAGAATCAACATAAGGAACCTTATGCGCACCAACACCAGTTGCATCTTCTGTCATAACCTGATCTACTAAACTAGATACAGTATTAAAAGGCTCTTTGATATCACTATTTACTTTAGTAGGTTTTACAATGCCATCAGTTGCTAACAATACAGAACGTAATTCTGTTGCTCCAATCTTTGTCTGACGTGTTTCTTTAAAATTATTTAATCTTTCTTCCCCCATTTTTCTTTCCTCCGGTTTATTTTCTACTTTTCCTAATTTACTTGTTAAATCCATCTTATTTCTTAACTCTGTTTCTTCTGTAAAAAGAGTTTCACTTTCTGTTGTAATTTCTGCTAATCTCTCTGCACTTGCTCCATCAATTTCGGCTCTTAATTCAGCCTTTCTTGCTTCAATTTCTAATAATCTTTTCTGCATATAAATGCCCTCCATTTAATTTAATGTTAATTTCAATTTCAATCTTTGCTTTAAAAGTTCGGTATCCACCGTTAGCTGACGTTCCCGAGCTACCGCCTCCGCATCAGCCTTTCTTGCTTCAATTGATGTATCATCATAAGCGGGAATATCTACCGCTGATACGTCATATAATCTCTTTACTCTTAATACAGTCCACATACGATTTTCATAGTCATATGCTTCTTGTCCGATAGTAAATTGAAAACTCATTTTGTCGATGTATCCTTTTGAGATTTCATCATACATACGTCTTCCTTCTTCTGTACCGTCTAATCTTGCTCTTATAAATAAACCATTGCTATCAATTGATACTTGCAATGTTTTATTTCTTGTACGTGCCATTACTTTTCCAGAATGGTTGTAATTAAAAATGACGTCATCCATTTTACAATCAACGAATGCGTCACTTGATATCTGCTCATAATATTCTTGTCCATCCATTTCAAATAAAACAGTTGGTGAATTGAATGTCACTGCATATCCTTCAACCCATAACTCCTGACTACCATCTTCTCCGATTGGAACCGCTCTTGTTTCGACATTAAACTGTCGGAATAGCTTCTGGTTTGTCATCCTCTTGCTCATTTCCTTGTCCATTATTTTCTTCTCCTATCTGATATTGTGACTGATCATTGGCTTTTACATAATTCAAACTAACCTGTGCATCATCTCCACCTACAATTGGATGATATCCTAATAATTCTCTTCGCTCATTCTTTGTAAGCTCACCTGTTTCTTTTGTTGCATTCAATATAGCTACCTTTGTACTCATTGCTGTATTAACTAAAGTTGATGAATTAAAGATGATTCTATTTCCAAAGTTTCTTTCTGTTTGAGTAAAACAAACATTTGTAAATGCTTGTCCCATTTGTATTAAAATTGGCTCTATAACACTTTCATAAAATGCTTGCCATTGATTTTCATTATAGTCAGATGTTAAAATTGCTTCTGATAATCTCCAATATCTTAATAAATTCCCTCTAACCTCTTTCATTTGAGCTGCATTTGCACTCCATGGAGTAACATTTAGAGGTGTGTATTCCTCCATACTATCTACTCCAACAATTCCACCATTCTTTGCTGCATTATCAAATCTTTGTCTAAATTCTTCAGTACTTTTTTCAACGTCCTTTGAATCCAACATAGACATTTTTTGCTTTAATAATCCACGTACTTTATTTGATACAGATAGTGCTTCAATTAAACCTTCATCTGAAGCTTTGATCATATCTAGAGTATTATATATAGGTAAATTGCCTTCACCTGATACATCGTATGAATTATAAAACTTTCTCAATATAACAACATCTTCAGCCCTAAGAGTATATTGACATCCTTGATAGTCTGTAAATTGTACAGCATATCCTCCATCATTAATCTGTGCGAATTCATAGTTATTATAACTAATCGGTATAATTGATTCCGGAATAACTTTATTACCTGTTGTAGTCCATGATATGTATGCTAAAGAAGTTGTTTTATGTTCTCGCTGTGTTATTAGCTTGTACTTTAAATCAAATCCAGTCATAAGCGCATTTGGTTGCATATTTAATAATTTAACATATGGACTGTTTCTTTTAATTTCCTTGATTCTACCATTGTCATCAACTATAACATGCATAGCTTCTGCTTTTGCTGCATGAGTCGCAATACAATCAATAATTGCTCTGACCGTCTCTTGTTCATATAAATCCTTATTCCATGGAGATGACTTCGTTAAATATGTACCATAACTATTAAACCTTAATTTTATCCCTTTAAACAAATTACTGAACAATCCCACTTACTTTCTCACCTCCCTATTTAACGTATCTCATATAATCTTTAAAATATTTAACATATCCAACCCAAGCATTTAGTAAGGAAACTGTTCCATCGATACGCCTGTGTTTTTGTATTTTTATTGGTTTAATTGATTCAATACCATCTGAGTTCTCCGACTTTTTAGCTGTATTATGTAAACAATATCTTAATATTGGATTATTCTGATATATTACTTTATGTTCTTCAAACGTTGATCCCATTTCCTTCATAGGCTGACTCCAAGTAAAGCTTCCCTGTGCAGTCTTTTCCATATTAAATCCATAGCAATCCATTTCCTCTACCCAATATCCTGCTAATGCTCTATCATAACAAACCCATAAAGGTCGAATATTATATTCTCTAACCATTTTAGTGAACCACTTAGTAACATCACCATAATTAACCTGTGCCCCTTCGCATATTGTCAACCATCCGTCTACTGCCCATGTTCTGTATGGTGCTTCTTTTGTAGATGTTTGTTCTAGTTTGTCAATTCTAGTTTGAGGTAAAAAGTATTGTTGTAACACATAAACATTATCATCATTCGGTTTACGAATTAGTAAGGAAGCACAAGTAAGATCAATGGTCGAAGAAAGGTCACAACCGCCTATTGCGTAGGAATTTCTTAAGTATTCCATATCAACGACTTTCTCATTTACTATTGATTCATATGTTAGCCATGATTGATAACTATTCTCTGGAATATTAAAATCTTTAGTAAGTAATGTAGGTAAGAATTTAGGATTCCTCTTCGCTTCTTCTACATTCTCAGCTAATGTTTTAATTGATTTGATTTTTCCCAACCCCGGATTTGCCTTAAACCAGCATTTGGGATCAGTCCACTCTTCCTTACTGTCCAACTCATATATAAGAGGTAGTAATCTATAATTATAGTGTCCTTCTTCCCAATTAGCCACATTAGAACACTTGGCATATAAGTCATCAAAGAACCCTTCTCTAACAAATCCATTAGTACTAATAATCCATGCTAAAGGTTGATTTCTCGCTGACTGTGATTGTTTCATAACATCATATATTTTGGATGTCCTTGCTTCATGGCACTCATCTAAATCAAAAAATGAAGCATTTAAACCATCCATCGTTTTACTGTCTGCTGCTAATGCTTTTATAAATCCGAATGTAGCAGGACAATAAATATCAGACTGCCTTTTCTTAGTGATGGCTTGTAATCCTTCTGATTGTGACCTCATATTAACAGCTTCATTAAATACTAATTTGGCTTGTTCTAGCTTATTCGCACAACAATATATTTCTCCCCCATCTTCACCATCGGCTAATAACATATACCATTCTACTGCTGCCGTTTCAGTTGATTTACCACATTTTCTCCCACGTATATCAACAACTTCTGTTATTCTTCTGAATCCAGTTTCTTTTTCTAACCATCCGAATACTAGTTGAAGTTTGGCTTTTTGAAACAATTCCAATTTAACAGGTTTTCTTGCAAAACTAGACTTAGAGTGTTTGCAATATTTTTCTATAAAATTAATCGGACGTTGTCCCACTTTTTCATCAAAATAAAAAGGGAAGTCTTCTGGTGGACTATCCATCCAACTGACTTCCCTTTCATATACACTTCTAACTTTTTGTGATACGATTTCATTTCCGCTGTGAATTTCTTTTAAATATTCTTTTACCCAATTCATTGGCTATTGCTTACCTTCCATCATAAACTTGATAAGCTCATCTGCCGAACTACCACTGTTCTTATCATCGATCGGTATAGATTCACAGATTTGTTTTATAACTTTTGAGTATGTATTCATCATCTTATCATAAACTTCTACAGCGGAAGACTTTTTAAATCCTTTTTGGTTTGCACCATTTTGATATGTATCTATAACTCCATCTCTTGCAATAATTTTACGTGTCTCTTCTAATGTGACACCCATAAAAGAAGCTTCATTGAATAGTTTTGAAAGTACTACCTTTTTATCTTCTGGTAATGTTTCTAAGAACTTTTCAAGTCTTTTTAATTCTGCTTTAATTAATTTATTTCTTTCCTTTTCCGTGTATATACCTTTAAAATCATCCATTTTATTCCCCCTTTCCGAGTTTTTTGACCACACCCATCATGTAAAATTTTAAGTCAGTTGTAATTCTAACCTGACCAACGGTTTCCTTAGGGTATATAATTAATATTAAGTAGTGGGGGGTATAATTTTAATTAGATATCCTTTTTCATCAAAACAAAATCCCTCATCTACAATATTAAATTTATTTTTATTTACTATCCCTTTTATTTTATCTTGCTCATGTACTTTAAAGTGACAGTCTCTGCATAATGTTATTAAGTTTCTCTCATTGACTGTTATGTTTGGATCATTAATATTATCAGGTGACAAGTGTATGATATGATGCACCTCTAAATCAATAGATGATCCACATTGTTTACATTTATAATTATCTCGTTTAATTATGTAAGGTCTTACGTTATCTTTCCACAGCCTACTATTATAAAACTTCTTAGCAAAATCTCTAGCCACATCTCACCTCAATTCATTGCATAAAAAAAGCACCCCAAAGGATGCTTAATCTCAATCATATTTATTTGTTACAAATAATTATTTAATTATAATCTTGTATTTCAACTTTATATTTATCAACAGAGCCATTGACTTTTGTCATTATCTCAAATTGTTTATTCTCTCCAGCACGAATCCCCTCTGATCCTACAGCATAACCTGTATCTGTAGTTAATACTTCATCATTGTTATCATAATAAGTAACTCGTACTTCTACATATGAATGAGTTAAAGTATCTACATTACTAATTGTCCCATTTAAGTGGTAATAATCGTCATCCAATTCTAAACTTTTATCAATTATTTGTATTGGATTTTGATGATTTTGAGACATGGTTGCTTCAATCTTAGATGTCCCCTTTGAAACAGAATATATAGTTTTTGATAAATTGGAAGGATTCTCTTCGCTTAATGGATAACAAAAATATTTATCTTCTTTAATTTTTTCTCCTATTTCATATGCTATAGATACTCCATTGTTTACTAAAATTTGTGCAGCTTTATTTCTTTCAGCTAATAATTCATCATAACAACCAACATCTTTAGCACGATCGTTATATCCAATACACTTACCAACTGCTTCAAGATAATAATCAATTGCCACCTCTTTTAATACATCTGAACTGTCAATATATTTTTCTGCACTATTCATATACCTATCAATCTTTCCCATTACTTCAATTTTACTGGCATAATCTTTTAATGAATTACGGAACATTATTTTGTTCATTTGTTTCTCCGCTTTTTCATATTCACCTTGATTATAGAGATGTTTTGCAGTAGAAATAGTATTGACTTGCCATATCATAATCGAAATAACACATATAACTAATACTGTCAAAATAAACAAATTCTTTTTTTTATTTATTTTAGGCTCTTTTAATTTTTTAATTTTACTATCATCAATATTATATTGATTGATTTTAGCTCCGCAAAATTTACAAAACATAGAATCTTTAGGTATTTTCTTATTACATTCTGGACAATTTACTAATTCCATACGAACTCCACCCTTCATATATTCTTACATTATCATACTATATATTCCATAATATAACAACTTAAAGTTGTCAAGGTATTGTTGTATTTTATTTTTATGTCAATATTAGTAATAGATTTTCCACATAAAAAAGCACCTACTTTTTACGGTAGATGTCTGAATAACAGAAAAGCACCTAGATTTCTCTAAGTGCCCCTCTTCTCCACTGAACGCTGATAAAAGCTGGTCGATATAAGCTTGTACGGTTCGTTAAAATAATATACTCTATGAAGCATATTGCTTCGTTGAGCATATTATAGTACTATATTATGCCAATGTCAACTAGCATATTCACTATTTCTTATTTCTGTTAGATGAATCCTGTTGACGATTTATAATAGCATGCAATCTATTCTTCTCTTGTTTTAACTTTTTAATTATTTCTTTTTGATCATTAATAACTTTATTTGATTTATCTAAATCTGAAATCAATTCTTTATGCTTATCTCTAAACTCAGGAAAACACACTGAAAAAAGTTGAAATTGTATTTCTTTCAATATTTCTTTGTTTATTTCTGATTCATTATCAATACTATCTATTCTTCCGGCTGATAAAAATTTTGCATCATTAATTTTTAATACGCAATCTTTTGAAAATCCCTCAGATTTTAAGGCTTGCCTAAACTTTTTGTTTTTGTTTGGATTTAGTATAGGATGATAACACTCAGTTCTCCAATTAGTTCCAGAAGTAATAGGAATGATTAAAATCTTTCCATCTCTTACACCAACACATAAACCATAATGATAATAAGATAACTCTCCTTGATATGTTTTCCCATAGTCAATATAACAAACATTACCGATATTTATATCTACTGTTTTATTGTTTTCATCACGGTATTCAGTAAAACTATGTTTTTGTAACCATGTAGCTTCACTTTTTAAAATAGAAGATGAATTATAAGCATTTAATTGTTTAATACCTTTAATGAAATTTTCGGTTAATTGGATTGCTCCTAATATTATCTTTGCTGAAGAATGAGTTTTCTTTTCTTTATTTTCATTTTTATTGGCAGTATACCAATCGACAGCTTTTACATCTGACCAACTCATATTTCTCGTACTTATTTTCTCTTCCATATATTATATCCCTCATTCGTACATAATATACCATTATATACTAAATGGATAGGATTTACAATAATAAAAGTTCCCCACCATCAAATCATCATAAAAGTTCTTGATTATTAAAATTTATGTTTACAACTAACACATACTCTATTTACTTTATTAGTCAAAAATCCTGATGTTGCACTCCATTTTTTATTAACTAATTGTATCTGTGTAGAACCGCATTTAGGACATTTAACCATACCTGTTGATGTATGAGTTGCGTTATAATTTGCCATTCTACTTGCTTCACTCTTTTCATTGACATTATTATGAATTTCTTTTCCAGTTTTGGTTCCATAAAAGAAAACATACAATATAATTACTATAATAAAGAATATAGTTAAAAACATATATAATTCTCTCCTCTCCATAGTTTACTAGAACAATCATATAATATAAGAGAAAATTTTACAATATTTATATTGGAAAATTAATACAGGATTCAATTTTATACAAATCAAATGATAAAATAGCAAATTAATCTTACATTTCAACAAACTCACATTTCTTCTTGTCCCAAGCCATTAATCTAAACTTAATGTCCTGATCCTTATACATGTGCTGCAACAACTTCCAACGAATACTAAAGTCTGCATCTATTAAATTCTTATTAATCGGTTTAACATCATCAATGTAAACTTGCCCGGCAATCTTATACATAAAATCTGGTTTAAACGTAATGCTTCGCAAAGCCTTCCCCTCATAATTTCTAAATCCATCCAATAATATGAATTTAGGGTGGCCTAGTAAATCTTCCACCCTATTATCGCTAATTAATTTAATATAGTAATTCTTTTCATCTATACTATCAAAAGTAAAATCATTATATGTACACTTAGTTCCTTTATAGTGTCCCATCAGCCAGCTATCTCCCCATTAATCCAAGATGGTTTTATTGATTGAAGATGAATCCAACGATCAATACCAAGCCTAGAGATATAAGTATTAGTAACTTCAATATCATGTTCTAATAGCATTTCAACTATCTTCTTAGGTTTATATCCCTGTTCCTTTAACCATAAAATATTAGCCACAAGTTCTTCGTCATATACTGTTCTTGGGTTATTTATACCGGAATTGGCTTGTCTGCGTTTATATGTACTAAAGCTATTATGATTACTGCTATGTTTGGTAACACTTCTTTGAACGTTACAAATAGTCTTTGCATTCAATTTAATATGTAATTCTTCAAGAACACTTAAAGCTTTTTGTAAATCTTCTTTTTGCTGTGCAGTCATTGTTTTTACTTCATCTGCATGTTCTGAAATATGAATTACTGTAAAGACAAGATCATTACGATCATATGCTTCCTGTAACGCTCTTTTATTTGTTTCCTGATATTTGCCCCTCTTTAAGGAATAAAGATGTCTTGACAATGCATCATTGCATTCCAACGAACTTCCTACATATAATACTTTTCCTGTTTTCGTAGACATAGTGTAAATACCCGCTACATAGATGTTTCCTTCGACTAATAAATTATTCTTCATAATTACCTCTTTCTGCTATTTTGTAGTTTAATAGCAACTATAATATTTTTTTGTGAACTCTTCTCACGCATCCACAAGTTTTCGCTGTAAAAATGCATTAAAATATATAAAAAGGCACACCACCAATATTTAGTGATGCACCAATTATCTGAATGAAATGTACAATTATTAATAATCTTGTACCCTAATTTTTTATAATGCATTATGTTCATTTAGATATCGTTCTAGTGTTTCTAAACTTTCTTTATATAAATCTTTTTTATTTGAACGAAATCTACTCATTATATCAACAGGTATATTACAATGATCTGCCACCCATTTAGCAGTGACTCCTGTTGATTTGATATATTCATTTACACGATTCCGTATTAAATCTTGATTCCCCATTAGTTTAATTTCTTTCCTTTCCTACAACAATTAAAATTGCAATTTTAAAAATTTTATATTGACACAGTTAAGTTAGTATGTTATTATTAATTTATCTATATCTACTATATACAATTAGACAAATATAATAAAAGAGCCATCAAACCCTTTAAAATCAATAGGTTCAACGGCTCTATTTTTATTTGATTTTCCTTTTTTTACCCTGCTATTTTATACCTACTTCTCTTATTACTTTCTTGTTTTAAAAGACTTGCACAATTATTACAGTACTTCTTAGAATTTCCAGTCTGCTTTATGGGCCTTCCACATTCTGAGCACTGAATAATATTTGCATCACCAACATATTTCCGATAATATAAAATCAAATCGTCATAATCAGATATAGAAAATGCTATATCATCAGAGTAATCTAAACAAAATAAAACTTTACACTTGGTTTCAGCTATTCTATTCTGTCTATTATTTTTGTGATCTTTATTAACAAAGACATTATAACGTATCAGCTTATTTTTTGATAACAGATATAGCAATTCATTTTTTGTATTTCCACTTGCATGTAACTCAGCTAATCTATATATATCCGAGTTATTTTCATACATCCAATCGTAACCTAAGAATTTATATACTACAAGGAATATAAATGCAAGATTCTCTGCATTTTTATTTTTGAGTTTCATTATACAATCAAGTTCTTCTTTGTATATGGTTACAGTCTTAGAACTAAAATCATCTTCGCTTGTTTTATCTGATTTTATAGCACCTTCATCATTATCAAATTCATTTTCAGTCGTTATACTTTTAATATTCTCATGATTAGAATCTAATGACTTTTTAGCCAAAGTAAATACTTCTTCTATTTCATCATTTACTACTTTATCAGGCATTCCCCTGAAATATTCTTTACTTACTTTTTTTAGAATATCTTTAATTTGATATGGCTTATATTTTGAATTTGTAAGATAGTAATTACTTATCAACCTTAAAGTACTTCTTACTCCGATAGCATCGGGTGTTATATGTTCTTTTACTATTTTCTTCACATATTTTTCTTTGTCGAAAATTATCAATCTATCCCTCCTGTATTTCATCTAAACAAAATGTTTTACTTGGAATCACTTCGAATATACTTTCCCCAAGTACATCCCATACAAAGTTTGAATCTCTATTTTCTGTTACTTTAACCATATAATCAAATATTACATGAATATCTCCAGAACATAAATCGAGCATTTTATTCCTAATCAGTTCATAAAGTAGCATCAATCTTTCTTTTGTATTTTTTGCAATGGTTTTTCCATTTTCAATATTCTTACTATTATTATTTTTCGTTAAAAATTTCTTGTATCTATGATATTGTTCTGACAGCATTTGCGTTTCCTTTAAAATATATGGCTCATAATCTTGTAAAGTAATATAATTTACCAACGTATTGATGCCATTGGCTTTTCTACTAAATTGTTCTTCAAGTGCTTCAAATTTATGACATATTTTATTCATAATGCAGTCACTGTCTATAACCGGAAAATATTTAATATACTTTTTTTGAGTTCTCCACATAGAAAGAATTAATTCTTCATCTTCAGTCAGAATACAATTAGTGTCCTTTTGCTTATTAAAAATGACTTCAATTTTTTCCGTATCAATCACCTCATTCATCAATTCATTAATCTTCATTCCATAAGAGTAAATGCTTTCTTGATTTAATGCGTATACAAACGTACTAATATCACTATTGAGATAATTATAAATATATTTCATAAAATATGGTTTTCTATCCGGTATTAACGCATTGTGATTTTTAATTATTTCTTTTTCTTCCTTTGATTGAGGATATACAGTTCTAGCATTACCGTTAACATCAACTTTTTGTTCTTTCTTATATTGTAATGGCTTCCAACTTGTAGGCTCAATAGGTGCTACCCCAGTTTTTATCTTATCAATCTCTACTCCGACAATTTCTCCAAGGATTTTAATTCTGGATAGGATTTCATTATACTCTGTTGAACCTTCATCATATAAAGACAACATAGCATAAAAAGATGCACTCTTATTTGAAATACTTCCAACCTTACTATTTAGACCACGAATATCAGCTTCAATACAATTAGCCGGATTAACTCTGGATGTAAGTTGTGTAGTAGCACTTGGATACATTAAAGGCTTTGGATTTTTCAATGCCCCTGCAAGTAATATATTCATTCTGGAACTGTAGCAACGATCACCATCATAATCACAGTTTTGCATCTGTAATGTTGCCAAATCATGAATACTCAAGATAACACCGCTTGTTATTGTACTATACCAATCAGTTTCTTTATTTTTTAGATTCATTATCACAACCTCAGACCTATCAATTAATGGCGATCTCATTAGAACTATTTTTCTTGTTTTATCATCATTCCACTTTTTATTATTCCAATAATATGAATAGACTTCATTTGCTTTCAATAATCCTGTAACTTCCTCATATATAATCTCTTCTGCATTTGGAACCGGTCTGTCTGTTTTAATGTCAATTTCTTTAATAGCGTGATTTTTAATAACATGTTGTATCTGTGCTACCGGATCGCTTACTAAAAATTGATAATTTGATTCATTAAGTAGTTTTCCAATTTTAGCAGCATTAAACTTGGCTTTGCATTCTTTAATAATTAAATTTTGTATATATCTATCCTGTAATAAATCCATGTTATGAGTAACCGCTTTTTCTAGGAACGAATGATATTCTTCTGATTCTTCATAATCTATATTATCTAAATCATCACTACATTCCGTATCTTTATCTTCTTCCTTATGAATAATTAATGACTTATAAACTTGCTTCAATTCACCAGAGCATAAACTTATGAGAAATTCTTCAGTATATTTGCATAATGAGTCTATACCATCATCACCTAATTGCAAAGCAGATATATATTGATAATTTAAAGTCTTTATATCATCATCATGCTTTTTATTAGGCATTACTACTCCCCATCTAAGATTATATTTTTTCATAGATTCAGTGTAATAGTTCCAACCGCCGTTCTCTCCACCTTTTTTAGAATATATTTTATGCATTTTCCACTGTGAAGCCGATATAAGAATATCAATATCTTTAACTCTCATGGGTATTCCATCTATATCCTTCAGCATTGTAACATTATGTTGTTTAAGATAATCTTTCCATCTAAAGTTGACTAATAATCCTTTAATCCAAGGAGCCCTGATAATAAATTGACTTGGTACATAATCATATCCTAAATCTTTTGCCATTTTCACAGCATAATCAGAATCTACAAGTCCTTGTCCATCAAAGGAATTTAATGCTGCTACATTTTCTATTTCGTCATAGAACTTAGTAACAGGAGACTTTTTAACTATTTTTTTACCTCTTCCTTTTTTAGACTTTTCTGTTATAGTCTCAGTTTCAATATAATCGACTTCCATATGTGGTTTTATCTGTTCAAAATCACTAATTACACATACTCTTGGTGGTTGACTGAGAAATTTACACCCACTCATATTCAATCCAAAATATGCATTGAATTTAGCTACATTAAAATCATCACCAAAATCTTCTTCAGATAACCCACAGCATAGTGCTTCAAATAAATAATCATACAATTCTTTTCTGATAAAGGTAATTGTATTTCTTCTTATCTGTCCACTGCCAGAACATAATCTCGTATATTTATGATTGTTGATAATGAATCCTTTAGATGCAACACTACGGTAATCATCTTCTTTTTCTGTATCCATTGGAACAATAATGTTAACAATATCATCCGCTATATTCTTAATATCCTTTTTAGCAATATTGTTGTCTTTATAGTAATCCCTGATTTTATATAACACCTGATTATCCATTATAGATACTACTTCACCGTTCATAACTGCATCTTCATACGAATAATTGTCAAGACTATATTGTTCTTTATCCAGGCTATTAATTATTTTATCCGTACTGATTTTGTATATCTTAAATAATTTATTTTTACTCAAATAACCTCACCTTTTCCTTCCTGAATGGTTTTCTACCAACCCTGTGCTCTGTCCAATTCTCTTTGTGTATCCAATCTTTTATTCAACTTAACCATATAATCAGCTGGAGTTATATCTTTCTTTTTTCTATCTGAACACATATCTGCAATAATGTTATCAGTCAAATCATGATTTTCATTTTTAATTTGACTTTTCTTCATCATTCTTAAAGTCATCCGTATACTCTCAGGAATATTAGTTTTCTCCAGATCATCTTCTTCATCTTCATCTGAATAATCTGAACCAATTGAATTGATATCAATATTTTCTTCTGATGCAATTTCTTCTTCAAATATATCTTTATTCAACATACTTAACCATTCATTATCTGATTGTTGTTCTACTGGCTTTTCTTTTATATTTTCATAGAAGCCACCAAATGGTTTATATGGTTCTATAACCGGATTCATACCCGAATCATCAAACGGTAATTTATCATCAGTATCATCTTCAATATTATTAGATGGATGATAATCTTTAGAAAAAGGATTCTGATTGATTTTTCTAAACGATTGTTCATCAATGTTTTTAGTATCGGTATGAACTGATTTTTCCTCTGTAGTATTGTCAGATACCATATCATTTGATAAATCATTCACATCCTTTTTAGGTCTAACCGGATTATGATTTACTGGTGGTTTATCTTTTTCTTGATTATAAGGTGTAATAACATCAACACCATAGAACTTTCTTAATACCATTTCCGCATCTGATAAAAATTGTTCTCCCAATGTATAACATGTTGGTGTATCAAACTTAATTAAACCACCATTTTTCTTTTTAATTATAGTTCCAGCTTTTTTACTATAAAACATACCTAGTCTAACAAGCTCATCCATATATTTACTCATTGTATCCGAAGACTTTATATCTGTAATTTCCATCAAATAATCTATTTTAGGATGTGCTATTTTACATCTATACTGATTAGGGATTTGTGTATCAGTGTCATCAATACTATCTTCTGCAATAAACTGTTTTGTTGCTAAGTAAGCACAAACAAGATTACCAATATCAAACTTTGTATCAGCCAATCTCAACTTATCCATTTCTTCAAATGTAAATTTAATAAATCCACCTTTTGTTGCATCTGTGCTAAGTACCGGAATGGAATCAGAATTAACAATAATACAAAATTGATCATTTGATTTTATATCATCCAGATTTTCACATTCAATTAACTCAATCCACTTATCATCTATAAATGATTGCAATATTGATTTAAAGGATTTTATTTCTCTTGACTTGTTATTATTTTTATTGGAATATCCGCACCAAGAAACAAGATGATTCACAGATAACCATATAACATTTCCCCATGTACTTTTATAACGATATAAATAAGCTAAAATTAGAATACCTACATTACTTAATGATTCTAATAATTTCTTTTGATATGGAACAAAATATGTAGTCCCATCATTTGCTGTATAAATTTTACTAATAGTAATATCCTCCCTTTCAAAATCAATTAAAGGAAAAATCTAATTGGGCAAACTTGTTTGCACAATAATGTTCTTTTAATATTTTTTCTTTTAATTGAATTATTCTCTTTAATATATATTCTCTTAATTATTTATAATCTTAATAGCCCTTCAAAATTGCACGACTTTATGACATTTCGTATGTAGATTTGTCATAGCCATTACATTTTCTTACTGGTTTTGTCATAGCGGTGACAATTCAAGTTCATATTTGTAATGACCATGACATTTTTAATATGGTTTTGTAATGAATAAGGACAATTTTAGGTACTGTAAAATATTACATCACATTACAAAACTGTTCTGATCTGACCACCACATTATTTTAATACTACACGAAAATTCATGCACCCTGTGTCAAATTTGACGCACCATTCGATGGGGACGGAATTTCATCCCCCTTACCTATATTAATATGGTTGACTTAACCCAGCGGTAGTATTTCATTATTTACAAATAAGCATTGAAATCCATATTCTTGAAATGGCGGTTCATACTCTTCCACAGGATTTATCTTGCATTCTCTAATCAATTTATCAGCCAATTTGTCCAGACATTCAGGGCATAGCACTAGTCACAGCGAGTCTAAGTCTCTTTTTGAAAAGTATCCAAATTGATATTTGAATTTTGCTTCTTCATGCTCTGGGACTTCATGGCCACACATATTACATTTGCACATTTGGCACCCCTCCATTAAACCACTTTCAAATACTTGGGTTTCTTTTTCACAGTTTTAATAGGAAATGATTTACCTGTCTTACTAGATTGCAAATATTTCACATCATTAGATTCATGCATATGAAGCATTTCAACACCTTGATCTTCAAAGAATTCTTCCATAATCCCCTTTTCTCCCTGTAATCGCCTTAAGCAACTCATAACACTAAATAGGTAAGCATTGAAGGCAAATATATCATTGTTCATTGTATCCCATAGGATATCCTCCAAATTGGTACTAATCGGATTATTAATGTCATACTTACCAAATTCCCTTATTGCATAGAAATAATCCTTCGTCAGCCACTTTTCACCATCATATTCTTTTGGAATAGGAAAAATATTAATAAATTCACCCAGAGTCAATAGCTTCATTATATCTTTAATCAAGCATAGTAATGAAAACTCAGCCTCTGCCTGTTCTCTTGTAAAGGAAATATCCCTTCTTTCTTTTTGATCAATATACTTAACTCCGTAATACACGACCTTTTTCAAGCTTTCTCTATCTTCTATCAATGTATCTTGAGCCTTAATCATCGCATTAACGAATGCATTTTTGTATAGCTCTTGCAACTTGAATTTTGTTGCTTCAAAATCTTTCTTATTTCCTTTAATTAGCGTGAGTTTACTTCTATCCATCTTTATTCCTCCGATTATTTTTATAGTAAGGGAGCCTAAAATTCTCGACTCCCTATAAGTATTGATTACTGCTTGTTAATCTCTTTAACTAGTGCCTCTAAAGCTTCACAGAATGCTTGTCCATGCTTAATTACCTGAGCAATACAAAATTCAGCATTTTTAACCATAACATCATCTAAGAACAGTTGTATTTCATTGAAGTCTACGTTGAATTTATCTTTAGCTCCTTGTGTAAATGTAATTCTGTTCTGGCTTATATAGTCAGCAAAATCAAGAGCTTCATCAAATGTAATATCAAAATAATGATATGCAACTCCCATGCCATTAACAATTATCCTGGCGCTATCAGTAGTGAATTGCTTATCCTCAAAGTATTTTAGATATTTTTTAATTTCTTCATTGCTTAATAAGTACATATATGAATATTGATTTGGGTTGATCCACATGGTTGCATCAATTCTCATTCTTCTGCTTCTTAGGAATTCAAGCATTCTTTTAATTATCTCAAAAACTTCTTCCATAGAGTATTCAACTCCGTCCTCAAAGAGATACTTGTTCCATTCTTCTTTGTAATTGCTTGTCATATTTTACTTTCCTCCAACTTAATTTTTATTTGACTTTTAATTATGGAGGACATACAATATATTTAACGTAAATACATATGTATGCCCTTATTAGTGGGTATCTGGATTTTGACATTCGCAGTGTCAGAATCCTTTTTCTTTTTTATTGTAATCATGATTCAATACCTCGTCCTCCTTCATCTTGTTCTTATATAGTAATCTGCCGAAGCAGAATAACTATCTTCTTACATTACTGTCTCAATCTCGATACTCGTTGAATCCGTAAGTACTAGAGATATAAGCAATCTGGCTCCACTATTTTCAATCATCATTTCATCAAGCTGTTCTACCGTAAATGCGAATAAGATTTCTTCAGAACTTTGAAATATTGCGATACCGTTAACAACTTCCAACTCTAGATCAACGACATCATATAACTTGATATCTCCTCCTGTAGTCTTTATAACCTTCCATCTTTCAATTCCAGCTTCATATTTCTGCTGCATAATTAAATCCTGAATCTCCATTAACTGTAATTCTGCTTTCTTCTGTGTTTCCATCTTTTCAATTGTTCTCATAATACATGTCCCTTCTCTTTCCTCGCACACTGGCGATTAATGATTTTATTGAATTTATAACACTGTTTTCTACTTATTAAATCATATCTACTTCCACTTCTCACTTCATAAGCAACTTATACGTATCGTTTGAGTATATAATATCATTTTAGTACTTATCTGTCAATACTATTTTGATACAAAATATCATATTAGTATTGTAAACTGTAATTAAATATGATAATATAAAACAAAACGAAAGGAGATTCAAAAATGCCATTTAATTTCAATAAATTATGGTTGCTTGTATCAGCCAAAAGTATGACAAAGGATGAATTAAGGAACAAAATTGGAGCATCGCAAACCACTATCGTTAAACTTGGTAGGAATGAAAATGTATCACTCGATGTAATAGATAGAATATGTGAAACACTAAATTGTACACCAGATGATATTTACGATTACATCCCTACATCAACTCCTGTTGTTCAACAACAAATACATTTAACTAAAGGGGATATTTTTCTTGCAAATATTTATATTGATGGAAGTGATAGTAATAAACAGCGTCCTGTGTTGATTTACCAATCGAATAAATCTTTAAGGTTTTCACAATCAATTATGATAATTCCACTTACTGCAAAACTCCCAAAACATGATCGATTAGATATTATTGATATCCCTCCTGTTCCTGATAATCACTATATGCAAAATGGTGCTGCTATTGATATAAGCAAATTAACTTCTATAAGGCGAATTAACCTCGTTCAGAAAATAGGTACCCTTCCAAATAGCAGTATTAATAGAGTTGATTTGGCATTTAGTGAAATGTTTGATATAAACAAATTTTTATAAAAGAAAAAGCCATACACATTCTACTCTAGAGTACAAAAAACAGAAGTATCAAACAGGATACTCCTGACATATTTACTCATTAAGTTGAATATGTATGGCTAAATTAATGCCTAAAAATAAATCTTATTTCATATGTTATGTTTAATAATAAATACCATATTATACCATAGTTTTAGACTTGTCAACATGTTTTTTACATCAAATGAATAATTTTTAAATTTTGGGACATAATTTAAGTTTTTAGCTAAAAATAAAAAATCTCTGGTGGTGTTAGCTACCAGAGATATTTTTATGTCATATATTATATTGAATTTAATACCTGTACAACGATTAAAGTCACTTTTATGAGTGGAGGTATAGATTTATATGTCTGAGTGGATTTGGGATGGATATAAGGCATTGAGAGTGCATTTTCACAACTTACTATTTCTTATCTTATCAATCTTTCTTTTCTTTTCGTCTATTGACTTCTTAGCATAATATACTCCGATTACAATTCCAATTATAACAGACAACACTTCCATCCTACGACACCTTATTTAATCCCTTTCCTATAACTTTCGTTTCTAGCTCTAAGTTCATCTTCTGCTTTCTTTTGTTTTTGTTTCTTATCATCACGCACAGCATAGATTGTAACTCCTATAAATATTAATAAAAATATGAATTGTCCTGTATTCATTGTTTAATCTCCTTGTAACACTTCTATCCACAGTTTTTATGTTCAAACTAAATCACAGGAATATTTTACCATTAATACTTCTAGATGTAAATTCAAATTTTTCTACTTTATTTCATAACATCAAAATTCATTCGGTTATGTTATCTGCTTCCAGTATAATTTCAGATTCCTTTTTTAACGATTCTTTATCCAGCTTGTCCACATCTTTGTTATCATTTTTATATTTAGCATTTTTCTGAACTAAATAGAGTACAGATGCTGCTACAGTTAATAAATAGAATAATAATTTATAAATCATAGTTCCTCCTACCTCAATGAAAGAATTACCAAAATAGCATTATATGCATTTATATTCTCTAATGATTCTTCAGCAATACAGCAACATTGTTCGTCAATAAACATTTCTAGTTTTGCAATATATTCTATAAAATTTCTTATATACTCAAGTAACATTGGATCATATACTGGATTCAAAAAGGCTCTAGGGTCTATTGGAAGGTTCTTAACCAAATTGATATATTCTCCCCAGTATAATGGTTCAAAGTAATTATCAAAGACATAAGGAAATAACTTACAACGAGCAACCTTTGGACTTATGATAAATGTGTGAAACAAATATGAAATAGCATTATTATATTTCGATCTAAGTATATTAATGAGAAATAACGAATAATAAGATTCTAAAACACTGAATCCATTTTTATAACCATTTTCAATACTCAAATAAATATGTAAATCGTTTTTTATCTTTTTCTCAATATCCGGTAAAATTAAATTTAAAACATTAATATCAGAAATATGGAGATAATCTTCAAACCCATGAAAAGTACATTTTACTAAATCTTGATTAATAACTATCTTATGATTACACAAGCATTCACAATATGCCTTTATCACTTGTATTATATGATTTTCATCTGGTATATTTAATCTTTTTTTATTGGCTGCATTTGCTGCTGCATATTCATCAGTAGAAAAGTTATAACCGTCCATATTATCCTCCAAAATAAATATTGATATTACTTGCATCTCTATTTGTGGTATGAATCTTATAACTTTTGATATCAGCTGTCAAACTACAATATTCGACTTTTAATGTTTAATATTATTACTTATCAAATTGCACAAAAGTATGATATTTTAACAAATTTATTAGATATTCCATTTCCAATTCAAAAATACAAGTTATTATAAGTCACCGTTTAAAGATAAACCACATATCTTCATGGGTTATTCTGTATATAAAAGTCAATAAGTTTTTTAATATCTTTACAAATCTTGTTTTCATAGGTTGGTCGTTTAATATTATTATTATAAGCTCGGTATTTTGCATAAATTTAAATATGAGTATGACAAAGCAATAAAAAAATATGGTTATACGTTATTTATTATGGTTTATGTTCAGAATTTTAAAAAGATAGTAAAAAATAATAAAAGACCAGCCTATGCTAGTCCTTATTGTGCTATATTGTTATTAATAAAACTTTTTATATGGAATAATGCAAATGATTTAAAATCGTCACCGCATTGATCAATACTATCAATAGCTAGAAATAATCCTCCGATAGCTAAGTCTAATATATCTTCATAATCTGGCTTATTCGGAGAATACCGATTCATATAATCATCGACTAGATAGCGGTATTCGTAATATAATTTCATACGTTCATCTGTGGTCATATAATTTATCTCTCACTAAAGCATCATTTTCTTTATTGCTACTTTTGTCATTTCATCTAATATAGCAGATGCTATCTTTTTTATAACTTCTATTGCTAATGACAAGCCTTCTTTTTTAACAGTTTCTTTCGTTTTAATCCACACAGTATCATTCCTTATAACTTCCAAAAATTCATGTCCGCTCCAAGTCAATCCACCTATAAGGAAAGAATCTATTTCATCTTCAGCATAGGACGCTTTATATTCTTTAATATATCCACCATTATAAAGAATTGAACAATGATAAGCCACCTGATCCAAGCTAAAGCCTTCAATAGACAAATCATATTCAACAGTATTATCAACTTCTTCTTCAATCCTAAATAGTATCATTCTTATTAAATCCATGTCTCTCTTCATAAAATCACTTCTTTCAAAAAATTAATTTAAATTTGCATACCAATTTTAAGTATTTGCTCTAAATCTTCCCATTTATTATATGCAATTACCTCATTAATACATTTAATACATTGTCTCTCTTTTTGAATAGGATCTTTTATATGATCAAAGAATTCTTTGATAAACCCATCACCTGGTAACATCGTATCTCCATTTACAACAATAGCTGTAATTAAAGGTAAATTATTTTCTTTGCAAATAGTGGAGACTTCTCCAAGTGGTTTTGCCAGATTTCTTGGAGTAGGTTTTCCCCCAATTCTTTTTGAGAGTTCACCATATGTAATCAGTTCATTTCCTCTATCATTTTCTACTTTATTTAATAATTGTTCAATAATTAATTTATGTAAATAAGTTACTTCAATAGTGGTATTAAACATAATATTTTTCTCCTCTCTACAATTTGTAACATTTTGCAATATTATAACATAATTAGAAAACACTTACAACACGATAAATACTAAAATAAAAACCCTACCAATCTGGTAAGGCTCTTGTTTTAACATTTAATTCATTTTTAATAATAAAAAAAGACCATAATACGGTCTTTTCATTTTTTGTATTGCCTAGCGTATTGCCTGAAAAACATTTACTAATTCATCCAGTGTGCAAATGCCTTTCTATCGGCGTTTCATTGATTATATTAGCAGCTCGTAGGGGAATCGAACCCCTGTTTCCGCCGTGAGAGGGTTATTATAGTATATTTTTCAATATATCAACTCACATAAAACACCGTATTTTCAAGCATTTCACGTTTATTATAATAACAGAATATCACACTTTATACATACTTACTTAGAAAAAACTTAGAAAAAAATTACGATAATTCGCCTATGAATCCTGCCTCTTTTAATGCTGCTAAAACTGTATCTCCGGTTGTCTTATCGAACTCTCCAAAGAAAATTTTATAGCATAATCCTTCGATAATCAATGCGGCATTATAACCTTTTTTCTTTACAGTGGTTAATTCCTCTAATGCCTTTTTACGGCTTTCAAAATTACCATAGGTTAATTTATACCTATCCTTCTCTTTTGGCTGCTCTGTTACTGTTTCCTGCGCTGCTGCCTGTGTTGCTTTTTCAATTGCTGCCTTTGCCATAATAACACCCTCCTAATTTAATTTCAAAACTTGTCCAACTTTAATTAAGTTCGCATTTTTAATCTTATTGATCTTAATCAAATTATCAACCGTTGTTTTATACTTGGCAGCAATACCACTTATAGTATCACCTTTTTTTACCGTGTACGTGCTTGTCTTAGGTGCTGTTTTTACTACGGTTGATGTTTTTCCCGACCCCAAAGCTTTAACCTTGTTATAAACAGTTGTACGGCGTTGAATATAATCATCTGTTCTTTTCTTAGTTGCCGTAAACATCGCCTCTAAATCTCCGGTGCTTTTCAACGCATCACAACAAATATTTTGCCATAGGCTCGATCCGGATCCATATTGGTTTACGCCATCTGCAAAATAAATTAACGCACCCTCGTCTTTCAATCCGTATGATCTGCCTTTATTAATATAGGATTCAATATCTGCGATCGCTAAATCGTCCTGCGCCTTCTTTCCTTGTGGCGTTGTTAATAAAACAGATAATTTCGTCGCTTCTGTTGCGCTTAATACTCTTGTGCTCCAATTATCAGTTTTGAGAATTTCATTATAAAGGTCGTTTCCCAACTTTCCCTTTGCCGCCTCTACTCCAATGGCTTTTACTATGGTTTTAATTAGACTTAACGCTCTGTTTGCATGCCATTGTACCTTCCCAATGGATAACGCCCCCTTGTCATTCAAATTAATCGATCCGTAATTACCTTCATTTGAAAATATAATTGCGGCTGCTTTTTTTGCTATTTCCATATTTGTCATTTGATATCCTCCTATTATTTCTTTTCTATTTTATCTGTTTCTTTCGTTGTATTATCAAATCCGGATTTATTGGTTGTATTATTCGTGGTGTTAAAAATGCCGGAAATCATTTTTACAACGTTTGAAATAACGTTTGGACTAACAAACCTTTGAAATAATCCAATAAAATACTCCCAACCATTACTCGCTATTACTGCTGCAAAAATTCCAACCATAACAGCACCTGCGATATAGTACCAAACTATAATTGTTTTGCTATACGATACGTATGCAAAATAAGTAATTAAACTAAGTCCAATTCCTAATACAAGTACCTGTAATTTTGTTGGAATCTTTGTTAAGAATCCCAATCCTTTTGTTGCCTGTGTAATCACCGAAATCATAAAGGCGAGTAATCCTAAAACAAGAACCGCCATAATTAAAGTTGTAACCGATACATTCATATTATTTTTTCCTCCTAAATGTTTTGTACTGTTTTTTATGCAATATTCTTTGCACTTTGTTTAATCAAAAAGTCGTTAATTTCATACTTAGTATTTTTAGCATACTCCAACGCCTCTTTTGTTTCTCCGTTCGTCTTTCCGTCACGTAAAGCAATTGCCGACGCCTCACCCAAACTAATAGCCGCCCTAACCCCTTGAATAACTAATACATTGCATTCCTGCCTAGCTTTTTCTTTTTCATCAAAACGCTTTTCAAATCTTCTAATAAATAGTCCTGTTAATGCTGAAGGAATTCCCATTGCTAAAGCTATTGTTATAATCTCCTGCATACTCCTCCTTCCCAACAAAATAGCACCCTTTCGGGTGCCTCGCTGTTATGATCTAGTTGGTTGTTTATATAAGTTAAATAAATATACTTTGGTTTTTGTTCGATTCTATAATCTAGAATCAGCCGTCCAATGGAACTGTTTAGTATTATTATGTGACGTATAGAAAGTCATTGCAAAACCAGTTTCTCCGATACTTGAAAGAGCACCATTACCATAACTCCCTAATGCCACAATCCAATACCTAGCGGTTGTCCCTGTACCATAATTGCCGTCAAAATCATATGTATTAACTACCGGGGTTGCTCTCTTCCTAACCTTAAATTGTACTTGCACGTCACCACCATAGGCATTAGCATTAGAAGATAGTGTTGCCGCACCATTGTTATTATTTATTGTCTTGGGTGGCGTATTTAAATCATAACTTTTTTCATAGTATCTTTGACATTGAATTAAAACGTCATTAACATTCTCATTCTGCCATTCTTGTGCAACGGTTCCTTCTACCAATGAGAAATTAGCAAAGCAAAATGTTCCGCTTTGTATACCTAATGTGTTTGTTCTAGCATTTAGGTTCGTACCAGCACAAAGCCAAATAGTTATTTGTGAATAATGTCCTGTTCCTAAAGTTTTGCCCGAAATAGAAGGAAATGTAATTGTAGCAGTAACCCTCTGCCATCCTGCACCTACTGCCTGCTTTGTTACACCGATGTTAGATACCATAGCACTGCCACCTACACCAAATACTTGAGCAGCCTCAATAGATATGTTTTTGCTACTATCTGCCGAACACCAAAAGCTTAATGTAAAAGTTTTCCCACTTAATCTAGTAACATCCTCAATTTTCTGGAATAGCACTACTTGACTATCGCCACCTGCAACACCAGTTACACCAATTTGTAGGTAGTTTCGTGGGTTATTAGGAACTGCAACTTGTCCTGCAGGAAATGCTTGTTTACCAACTGCCATTGTACTGATATATTGGTAAGCATACCACATATCAGCTGTCCAAGCACTTGTATTAAAGGTTGAACCATCCTGCCAAACATCAAAGCCTCCATTGATTAAGTAATTTAATTGTTCTTTTAGACCTATCACAGTGTCTATGTTTGCGTTAATTGCTGTCTGTGAATTACCTGCACTTGATCCTATATTTGCATGAGCATTCGGATCAGCTAGATCAGATGTAGATCCACTAAATGCAACAGCCTTGAGATCGGCAAACAATTTCATCAATTTACCGAGTGATACTGATGTTTTCTCGCCAGTGGTTAAATTTGCACGTGTGCCTGCTTGTGAGAATGTGTTGACCGTATTCGATGCATCACCAGTCTTGTCTAACTTGTTGCCAATCGCTGTATCCATCTTAGTATTAATTGTTGATTGAGTATCATTAGCAGATGATCCTATATTAGCATGTGAATTGGGATCAATAACATCACCTGTATTAAGTACGACATTTCCAGTCCTTCCGGCAACACTTGACACAGCATCCGTATTGTCCACCTTATCCCATGAAATTCCGTTTGAGATAATCCAATCCCCTACTTCAAATGATTTACTAAATTGCGTACCTGCTACAGATACAATATAATAAATCCCTTTAGAAGATGGTGTACTCGGTAAAGTAGGTGTATTAGTTGATGCATTCCATACACCTTGATAGCTTACATTTCCGAGCAAAGCATCGTTTATCTGTGATAGAGGTACTTTTGCATTACTATCAAGTGATGCGTAACCATTAGCTATCCCTTTGTTTGACGAATTTTCTTTTGTATTAATTTGTGCTTGCAACTTTCCTATTGCACTTAAAATAGTATCTGTTGCTGATATTGCAGCGTTAGTAACTGTTAATAATCCGGTCAATAATACTGCTCTTACATCGGTAGCTAAGTCGCTCCAAGTCTTATTGCCTTTCCAATATTGCGAAGTGGTTCCGCTTGTTATTTTTGGCTCTTTTGTGCCAATCGCAATATCTATCTTTGTATTAATCAAAGATTGTGAATCATCAATAGATGATCCTATATTTGCGTGAGAATTTGGATCGGTTAAATCATTAGCCGAACCACTAAAAACGATAGCTTTAAGATCGAAAAACCACTTCATTATTTTTCCTATTAGTGTAGAACTTTTTTCTCCTGTTACTAAATTTTCTCTTGTATTTGCCTGTGAGAATGTAACAGTCGTATTTGAAGCATCACCTTCCACATCTAATTTATTACCTAATTCCTCATCAATAATATCCATATTTTGATTTTGGATATTTATATCATAGAAATCATTAGGATCCGGCTTAATCAAATCGAATTTTTGCGTTTTTGTTTCCATTAGTTAAATACCTCATTTCTCAATTGTTCATGTGTATAAGTTGCTAATTGTTCATGTGTAAATTTCGCCAACACGTAATATTGATTGTACATAATGATAAGATCAATAATAATATTAAGCGGTACAACATTTTCAAGATATTTTTTTACTTCATCAAACATCGCTTTCGCTGTTAGATTTATTTTTACAGTAAGTACCAAATTATCGTAGTTCATATTTAAGAAGTAACCACCATCACCGCACAATTTATGTAATTGCTTTTCTAAAACTGTTTTTGTATACGGTAATTGTTGATTATATCTTGAAAATATTCTGAATTTTCTTTCTTCTAATGTTTCTGTAGCTTTGTAAGAAATAGTCAGCATTTTTTCAGTTCTAAGCACTCCCTTTTCCGTTGCATCCAAAAAATATTGATCATTTTCTAAGTTTGATATGCTTTCTGATAATTCCTTGTTTTCAATGTCACAATCATTCATTATCACTTTGATTTCATTAATATTTTGTATCACGTATGGCAAATGATTAATTAACAATTATATTCCCCCTTACCGGAATAGCATTGCTATCCAAAGTCAAATTTGTTTGTGAACCGTTAATACTTGTATTAGCTATATCTTCAATTCCCACAACGCTTAATAATTTAGCCTCTATTTGCGATATACGTATAATGATATTATTAAGATCCGCCCATTCCTTCGCCAATTCTATAAAATAGTTATCTAGGCATGTATTTACATTATTCGCAATATCATTCCAAACATAACCGGCTTTAAGAGTAAACGAGGAGGCAATATTAATAATTTGCGCTACAACCCCTTCCACTTTCACAACATGCCCGATCGGTGCTAAACCTTCGCCTGCTCCTTGGTTCTGTGTTGGATCTAATGTTGTTTGAACTAAGTTTATTAATTCCGTACTCGGTACTGCGTACTCACTATTAATTATTTGAATCGTAATAAATGATCTGTTCGCTGTCGCCCTATAATACTTTGCCCTTCCAACCCCTTGAAGGCTTTCAGTCTTTTCGATATAATCTGCTTTATTTCCACCGAATGCCTGCGAATTGAAAGAGGCAAAATATTTTGTTCGATACGCCTCCGTTTCTTCTTCGTCCTTTGCCGGAATAAGTAATTCTGTTATATCTGCGTTTTCTAAACCATCTATAAATTCTATAGGTGTAAGAGTTCCAAACTTCTTATTTCCTGCTGTTCCTGCTGTTTCACACTGTATTTTATATATTCCGGTATCAATTTTTTCTGTTACAATATAATTCAAATCATCAAGCGAGAACCGCTTTCCAATCTCTATATCAATATTAAATACCGCCTTTAATATTGCGTAAGTCGCCGGATCCGGTTCTAATCCTCTTTCTTTTCCTCTTCGTATCAATTCCTCCCTCGGTGCTGTATCTGCAAATGTTGTGTCATAGACGTGTTCAATTGCTATATATGCTTGTGTAAGTTCCCACGCCTCCGGTGCCAATGCGTTAAATATTAGACTTCCCTCGCTTTTGTCTACATCAGTTCCAACTCTAGCAAGCATCCTTTCTAATAAAACCTCATAAGTTAAATTTTCATACATTAATATTCACCTCACCATAAAGTGTATTTGCCGTAAAACTCACCGATATTTTATCGATGTTCCTTGTTACTTCAAAACCTGTAACGCTAGAAATATTTTCATTTACTAATAAAGCGTCCTCTACCATTCGTTCGACTTCGGACTTTATATATTCATCCGTATAACCTTTTCCAATAAGATCCTCTAATTCATTCCCATAATCCCAACTATAGACAACGTATCTATATCGTGCTGTACGCATCGCTAACCATATCCATACTTTTATAGCCTCTATACCTTCTACGATATTTCCGGTAAGTTGTCCAGTTTCAAAATCTATCTCATATTCTTTCGGTGTTTGATTTGCTTCTACATAAGTTTCTAAATCTTGATCCTCTTCAATATAAGTGGGAAACAAACTCATAAACTCACCAACCTTTCAAGAATAATATATAGTTCATCGTTAACACGGTATAATGCCACCATATCACCTGCTTTTAACGGTTGTACAAAAGTATCGTTGTTTTGCAATGAAGGATCATTATTATTAACCGACTTATGAAACCCTGTTATTAAATGTTCTGCTACTAGTAAATCATCATCCGATAATTTTAATCTCCCTACGCTGCAAGTCGTTGCACTTTCCATGGTTCCGATCTGAATAGATGCAGGATTACCCTTACTTCCCTGCTGTCTCATAATATTAATCATCTGTTCATACGCATTCAAATGCCTTCACCAACCTATTCTTTACTATCCATAATATTTTTAAAGTTCAACTCTAGGCTCATTGTATGAATACCGTTTTCCCATGTGTGCGAATCACCGTCTATCCAAAATAAGCCGCTTAATTTAGTTGCTGTGTCATATACCTTTACACCGTTACCGGCAATGCAATTAAGATCCCCTTCGATACCATCAATATTTACCTTCTTTTCAACACCATTTAACATATTGTTAGCTGCGGTAGTTGAATTAACGCCCTTCTCTTTTTTATAAATCTGTTGATATATTCCGTATCTACTAACCCAATCCGAATTTTTTATCTCTCCTATTTGCCTTCCTTTATCATCATAAATCTTGACTACATTTACCATATTTTCTATCGTTTCTTGATATGACGTATTAGTAATATTCGTATTCTCTGACAAAACAAAGTTTTTAACTATTGTTCCCTTTTCCTTAACTGATAGCTTTTTGCCTAACATGCCAACTATATATTTCTTACCTGTTTGTTTTGCGCCCTTTGTATATGCCTTCATAATAATGTCATAAATACAATCTCCGTCGATAATCAATTTCTTAATAGCAGCATTCGTTTTAACTATCATACCTGTTTCTATCTGAAAATCGTTGCATACAACCTTTGTAATTTTCTCCGGTGTTGTATCTTTGAAATTATAAACTTCGTTACTTCTTAAAAGGTGCGATAGAAGGTCAGTCGCATTGTATGTAATCGTTCCTGTTTGATCCGAACCCTCTTTTGTTTGTACTTCACCATAAAAGATTAAATCGTCATCCTCATACAATGCTATAATATCGCCTGCAGCTATGGACAATTTCAAATTTACAATATTTGAATCATACGGCGCATTTATAACAGTAATCGAAACACTTCTTGCAGCCTGCGACGTTGATCCACTCCAATTAATACTTGTTACTGCATTTGTTATTGTTACCGCTTTTTTGTCTTTCTTTTTTACCCATCTAATAATCAAACTTTAATCACCAACTTTTGCCCAATATGAAGTTTATTTGGGTTTGTTATGTTATTTTGATTTGCTATTGCAATATAATTACTGCTTGAACCTGTTATTTTTTTCGCAATGGTACATAATGTTTCGTTACCTTTCACTGTATAGGTCGTACTTTTAATTGCTTTTGTTGATCTTTTTGTACTTACGGTTGAAACTTTTTGACTTTTTTTATTAATTGAATTTTTTTGATTACTCTTTATTACAATTTTTCGATATTCCTTTAACTCTAACGAAAAATTAATATCTTTTGTACCGTCATTTTCACCCCATGAGAATTTTTCAATAGTACAATCCATTTTTATAGGTGTTCCGGTCATAATAAGCTGTGCAACTCCATTGTTTTTCATTTCTTCAATGATTTTCACGCACTCATTAGGCTTCGGAAAGTTACTGTATTGACAGAAATCATAATATTGGTTTGGAAAAAATGAGGCAAGAGGAATCGTTTTTAAATTCCTCTTGCCTAATAAATTAACCTCACCTATTGATACAACATTAGCCGTCGTATTATTTATGGTACTCTCTAATTCATAATCCGGTGGATTAACCGGAAATCGCAATTCTAAATTGTCCTGCTTTAGCCATATTTCCAATTAAGCCACCCCCATATTTAATGATACTTTTTGTAACTTTTTTACCAAAGCATCGGCTATTTTATCAATATCACTATCATTTCTAACCTCTAATTTATCCGCCAACTTATTAATAGTAATACTAATGGATCTGCCTCCACTTGCTGCCCCTTCTTTCCTTGCCATTTGTACCGATTTATCATGAGGATATACCCTTGATCCTCTCGGAAGGTCTACAATTTCACCTTTTCGATCATTGATTACAGCTGCGCCGCCTCTCCAATTGTCTGTACCTTTATATAACATAGGAATTGGTGGTATATTAATCGAGAATCCTTTACCTCCAATGACAGGAATCCAATCCGGTATTTTTATACCTAATTCATTAACGCCTTTAATTGCTCCATTTATCAAGCCAATAATAGCATTTATCGGTGTTTTTATCAGTCCTACTATAGCCGTTCCCCAACCTTCAAAAAATGTTTTTATACCGTTAAATGCTCGTTTCCAATCTCCTGTGAAAACTCCTGCTATAAATTCTGTTATGCCTTTAAACATTTTCAAAACACCGTTTATATATTGCATAATTCCCGATGCAAAACCGGAAACAAAACCAACCGCCGCCGAAAATGCTACTTTTATTTTAGCAACAAAAACATTAACTAGAAAAGTAACTATAGGTTTCATAAATACAATTATTTTACCTATAATTAATCTCAAATTACTTACTATTACGCCTATAGTTTCTTTCATATTTGAAAATGTATTTTTAAACTTGGTTACATCAATACCACTTTTAAGAAATACGCTTTTTATTACTGCCCCCACTTTCTTAGCAGCCTCTTTTATCTTATCCCAGTTTTTATATATGAGAACTCCTGCAATTACAATAGCTGCTAATACGCCTATAACAATTGCTGCCGGACTTGTTATAACGCCCATAATCCCCCCAAAATTTGCTATTGTCTTTGTAATTATTCCAAACTTACTCACGCACAATGATACTATTGTAACCATCTTCCCAAACGCAAATATAGCCGGACCCACTGCCGCCGCAATTGACGCAAACTTGATTATTGATTTAACCTGTCCTTCGCTCAAATTGCTAAGTTTATCGCCTACCACGCCTATTACGTCCGCTACTTTATTAAATACCGGTGTAAGTGCTGTTCCAAACTTAATTAAAGAGTTTTTAACTCTATTAATTGATATATCCATTTTTTCCGTAGGTGTTAGCATCTTTTCATAAGCTGCCTGCGTGGATCCCGATGCACCATTCATTTGTTTTAATGCCTCTGCAAAACCTGCGGAACCTTTACCTGCTAGTACCATAACCGTGTTTAATGCCTCTGTGGAACCAAATAGCTGCGCCATTTT